AAACATGCGTTAGATCATGCACATCGGGTACTGACTCCGGTTACTAATTGTAAATTAATTTTAGTAAATCCATCACACCTCGGCGATATCACCGACGAATACGCAAAACAATGTTTAGAAAGCGTAGGCATATGACGCCAAAAGAATTTATACTGCATCCTACATTATGTACTGTTCCGTGGTCCGGAGTATATATGTCTCCAAACGGGGACGTAATGAACTGTTCTATTAGTCGATCTAAGTTGGGAAATATAGAAAACGATAAAATTGAAAATATTTTAAACTCTGAAAAAAATACCGTCATTAAACAAGACTTATTAAATTCGGTTAAAACTGAATCATGCAGTAGTTGTTGGGACACTGAGTCTCTGCAAAATAGTGTTCTTGGAACTAGTAATAGAGCACATTTTAAAAAAATAATAGGGAAAGTCATCCCATTAACGGATTTTAATTCTGCAGATACCTTTAACTTAAGGCAAATCGATATGCGCTGGCGCAACACCTGTAATCTTGCCTGTGTGTATTGCGGCAGCGATCTAAGCAGCACATGGGCCAAGGAATTAAATATAGAAACTACTGTCAATGAAGTTGAATTAGAGCGTACAAAAAAATACATATTCGATAATATCGACAACTTAAAATATGTGTATTTGTGCGGCGGAGAGCCGTTGTTGATGAAGGAAAATTTAGAGCTTATAAATTTAATACAAGAAAAGAATCCCAACATCTATATTAGAGTCAACACAAACTTAACAAACGTCAATTCTCCAATTTATAAATTACTGTTAAACTGTAAAAATGTACACTGGATTCTTAGTGTAGATAGCACAAAAGAAATATTTGAATATGTTCGATTCGGCGCAACATGGGAAAGTTGGGTTGCAAATTTACTTCAACTAAAGCAAGATATCGAAAACACCGAGCATAAAATTACGTTTAATATGGTGTGGTGTTCTCTGACATCATTGGCCATATTTGATGCTATAGATTTGTTTCAGTCATTTGGATTTAGCTCTAATTCTTTTATCATACAAGTAATCCGGGGCCCGGATGCGTTTAAAATACAATATATAAATCAGACAACTAAAGAATTAATCAAATCAATGCTTGTATCAAGAATGGCAGACCTACCAAGTAGTTGGTTAAAAACTGGATATGGTATGATGTTAAAAGAGTTAGAAATTGAATATACAGGAACTAACGACCCGTTAAAAAATATTATCAATGAGTTAGATCATCGACGTAATCTGAATGGCAAATCTTTATTTGCTAATTTGTTTTAAAGAGTATAGTATTAATTATGTTTAAAATAAAAGCACTGTCAGTTAAAAATTTTATGAGTGTAGGTAATGCTACACAGGGTATCGACTTTGATCGTAACGACTTAACGCTGGTATTAGGTGAAAATTTAGACTTAGGCGGCGATGACAGTGGTGCTAGGAATGGCACCGGCAAAACTACTATTATCAATGCATTGAGTTACAGCTTATTCGGCCAAGCGTTGACTAATATTAAAAAAGACAACCTGATTAATAAAACTAACAGCAAAAACATGTTAGTCACTGTGGACTTCGACGTCGAAGGTTGCCATTATAGAATTGAGCGTGGTCGTAAACCAAATGTACTTAAGTTCTATATCGACGATGAAGAACTACAAACAAAAGACGACAATAGTCAAGGCGACAGTAGAGAGACTCAAGCAGAAATTGAAAGACTGTTAAACATGAGCCATGATATGTTCAGACATATTGTAGCCCTGAACACGTACACTGAGCCGTTTTTAAGTTTAAAAGCCAACGAACAACGAACAATTATTGAACAACTTTTAGGCATTACACTGTTAAGTGAAAAAGCTGAAGCATTAAAACAACAAAACAAAGATACTAAAGATGCCATACAAAGCGAAGAATTTAGAATCAAAGCCGTGCAAGATGCCAATAAACGAATTCAAGATCAAATTGATGCATTAATTCGACGTCAGACTTTATGGAGTAAAAAACATGAGGACGATGTTGCTGCTCTACAAACTGCTTACGATCAACTGGCAGAATTAGATATAGAATCAGAATTGGATGCACACAAACGATTATCTGATTATTCTTCTAAAGAGAAAATAATTAACGATTTAAAAGCATGGATTAAACGATGCGAACAAGACGAAGTAAGGGAAACCCGTGAAATTGAAAAGCTCAGAAATGAAATCCAAACGTTGGAGAATCATACTTGTCACTCGTGCGGGCAAGCGTTCCACGACTCCAAACAAGAAACCCTATTAGAAGAGAAAAAGAAAACACTACAAGAATCTGCACTGCAGGCCCTTGCCACTAACACACAATACATGGAACACACTGATGCACTTACAGCATTGGGAGAACTAGGAACCAAGCCTACAACTTTTTATAAAAATGAAAGCGATGCGTTCGAACATCGAAGTAGTATGGCCAGTGTATTAACTCAGTTAACTGCAAAGCAACAAGAAACTGATCCTTATGCAGATCAAATTGTAGAAATGCGCGAACAAGCGTTACAGGAAATCAATTATGATATTCTTAATGGTCTCACACGAATTAAAGATCATCAAGATTTTCTAGTTAAACTATTAACTAATAAAGACAGTTTTATTCGTAAAAAGATTATTGATCAAAACTTAAATCACTTAAATGCAAGACTCAGTTATTACTTAGATAAAATTGGATTACCGCACACTGTGAAATTCAACAATGATTTAACTGTTAGTATTGAAGAACTGGGTCGTGAATTAGATTTTGACAATCTCAGCAGAGGAGAGCGTAATCGATTAATTCTTTCTTTGTCTTGGTCTTTTAGAGACGTATGGGAAAGTTTGTATCAGCCTATTAATCTATTGTTTATCGACGAGCTAGTAGACAGTGGCATGGATGCCAGTGGGGTAGAAAATAGTTTGGCCATTTTAAAGAAAATGAGTAGAGAAAGTGATCGCAGTGTTTGGCTAGTCAGCCACAAGGACGAGTTAGCAGGACGAGTCAATAATATACTAACTGTTGTAAAAGAAAACGGTTTTACTAGTTATACAACTGATGTTGAAGTTATTTAACACCAACGAACTTCATATAGAAATCAGCAGCAAGTGCATGTTAAAATGCCCTCGCTGCCCTAGGACTGAGCTAAAACCTGATGTTCTGAATCAGGAATTTACTTTAGAAGAATTTAAAACTGCTTTTCCGCCAAGTATATTAAACAGCGTTAAAAAGATAATTTTTTGCGGTGACATCGGCGATCCAATTTATGCCACCGAATTCTTAGAAATTGTTGAATATGTCAAAAAGTTTAAAATTCAGTTAGTCGTTGTTACCAATGGTAGCTATAAAAAAGATCCGTGGTGGGTAAAATTTGGTAGTCTACTAGATTATCACGACGTGGTTCAATTTAGTATTGATGGGTGGGATAATGACAGTAATAACATGTATAGAATAAACAGTGATTACGACAGTATTATCAACGGCATTAAAGTTTTACGAGAAAATAGCAGTTGCACTATTAACTGGAGTTCTATATACTTTAACTTCAACGAAGATCATATGGATCTTATTAAAGCTCAAGCAACGAACGCAGGCGTAGATCAATGGCAGGCAGTAAGAAGTACAAAATTTGATGGAAGATACTCGATCAATGGTCAAGATCCGTTAAAACCTAAGAATTATGAAAATCAGAATTTTGGCACTGTGTATGCAAAAAACATAACAAAAATATCTAATAGAAAAAAAGCCATTGAAATCAAATACTTTACTGATAATCATAGTTGGGCAAAATGCTTAAACTGGAAAAAAGAATTGTTTATTAATGTAGGGGGTTTAGTTTTTCCTTGCCCGTGGTTTAATAGTGGATATCAATTCAATGACTTTGTACAAAAATATAAAACAAAATTAAATGTAAGGACAAGACCCTTGGACGAGATCTTAAATGACAATCTATGGGAAGAATTTATTGTGCGATTAGAAACTATGCCTTTGGAAATTTGTAAAATAAAGTGCAAAAATGATAGATAAAATATTTTGCACCGTGCCTTGGTATGAAGTGCATATTAACGCCGACGGCACTTATCATTCTTGCGGTGCTCAGCCCAATAGAATTAGCGGGACTCCTGACGCAAAAAAATATAATGTACATTCGATGACCATTGACGAATGGGTTGCCGGGCAGCATCAAGAATTTGCAAGGCATGGCAAACTAAATGGGGTTCGTGAACCTTTATGCGGCATGTGCTATCACGAAGAATCAATTGGGTCTGTTAGTAAGCGTGTCAGAGAAAACCTCAGAAGTAATATCGAGCCTTTGCGTTTTTATGAAACGTTTGATAAAGATTATTTTCAAAGTTTAAAACCAAATATCAATAGCTATCATATAAGTCTGGGCAATGAATGTAATCTTGCTTGCAGAATTTGCGGGCCTACCGCCAGCAGTAAAATTGCTGTAGCGGAAATCAAAGCAGGAACTTATAGTGGGCCTGCCAGGATGAACTGGACCGAAGACGAATCTGCATGGAATCACGTAGTTTCAACTATTTGTAATACTCCAGATTTAAAATTTGTTCATTTGATAGGCGGTGAAACTTTATTAAATCCAAAATTTGAAAATCTAATAGATCAACTGCTCGAGGCAAATAAAACTGACATTTATCTAGGCTTTACTACCAATGGTACTATTTTTAATCAACAGTTAATGGAAAAGCTTAATGCATTCAGGCATGTAGACGTTGGCATTAGTATAGAATGTACAGGTCCGTTGAACGATATGATTAGGCAAGGCTCTCACACTGAAGAAGTATTAGACAATATCGATTTATATTTAAAACATCGAAAAGAAGGCCATGTTTACATCACAGTCAGACCTGTTCCCAGCGCATTAAGTATACACGAACTAGATGACTTGTATAAGTGGTGTGTAAGCAGAAAACTAGATGTAATGACTAATATTTTAACTAGGCCAGATTATCTGCAAATTGCACAACTGCCTCCCGACGTTAAAGAACGTTTAGTTAAACAATATAGTAAATGGGATTATAGCGAACCTGCTCCGGCGAACAGTGATCCCAGAGACCCAACTTGGTTTAAACAACACATAGACAACGAAATAAAATCAATCATCACGGCACTATCACAACCAAACGATCCATCATTGACTCAAAAACTTTATCAAAAACTTTCATTATGGGGCTGGTTAGATCAACCAAATATAGCAAAATATTTTAAAACAAACTTTAAGGCATAACTAGTATGTACAATGACATGGCTTTATCAAACAACTCTAATAGAATCTTTACCCGAAGATTGTGTCGGATTCGTTTACATTATCACAAATAACATCACAGACAAAAAATACATAGGTAAAAAACTAGCTAAATTCGCAAAAACTACTCAAAAAACAATAAAATTAAAAAACGGCACAAAAAAGAAAAAGAAAATTCGCTCAAAAGTCGACAG